GTGTCACGCTGATCGCCTCGGACATTGCGAAGCTCGGCCTCCGCCTCGTCCAGGTCGACGACTTTGGGATCTGGACGGAGACGAGCTCGTCGGCGTTTAGTCCCGTCCTCAAGAAACCCAACCGCTACCAGAACCGGATCCAGTTCATCACTCAGTGGATGATGTCGAAACTCATTCACGGGAATACCTACGTCCTGAAGGAACGGGACAACCGCGGCCTGGTCGTCGCGCTGTATGTCCTCGACCCCACGAAGGTCGTCCCGATGGTGTCGACGAGCGGCGATGTCTTTTATGAGCTGAAGCGCGATGATCTCGTGGGCGTCGGGGATTCGGTCGTCGCGCCGGCGCGCGAAATCATTCACGACAAGATGGTGCCGCTCTATCACCCCCTGGTCGGTGTCAGTCCGATCCATGCGTGTGGCGTCGCCGCCTTGCAAGGCCTCGCGATTCAAAACAACTCGAACGCCTTTTTTCGGAACGGCTCGCAACCCGGCGGCATCCTGACGACGCCGCAAGACCTCACCGACGAGCAGGCGCTCGACCTCAAGGAACGCTGGATGGCCGGCTATACCGGCGACAACGCCGGCAAGGTCGCGCTGCTGAGTCACGGCCTGACGTACGAACAAATGGCGGTCAACGCCGCCGACGCGCAACTGATCGAGCAATTGCAATGGTCCGCGACGACGGTCTGCTCGTGTTTCCACATTCAGCCCTATATGATTTCGATCGGCGACCCGCCGCCCTACGCGAACATTGAACCGCTGACGATCCAGTACTACTCGCAGTGCCTCCAGGAAAAGATCGAGAACCTCGAGATCTGCCTCGACGAGGGGCTCGAGCTCCCGAAACCCTATGGGACGGAGTTTGACCTCGACGATCTCATGCGGATGGATTCGCTGTCGAAGAACGAGGCGGCGTCGAAGGCGATTAGCTCCGGCGGGATGACGATCAACGAGGCCAGGAAGAAATACTTCGGCCTGGCGCCCGTGCCCGGCGGGCATACGCCCTACATGCAGCAGCAGTACTGGCCGCTCGAGCAACTGGCGACGCGGCCGATCCCGGAGCTCCCCGCCGCGCCATCCGCGGCGCCCGTTGAGGAGGAGTTCAAACGGTTCCCGCTCGTGCTCCGCGAACAGATGATCACGCTGAGGGAGATCCTCTATGCCGCTGGTTGATGATCTCGCGACCGCCGTCGTGCTCGAGATGAAGAACGTCCTCGTCCCGATGGTCGAGCGGATGCACACCCTTGAGCGCTTGAATACTGAACAGCGCGCCGAGCTCGCCGAGCTCAAGGCCCGCGCCGCCGTCCCGGGTCCACAAGGTCCGCCGGGGCCGCCAGGCGCCGATGGCAAGGACGGGATCGCCGGCGCCCCAGGGGAACCGGGGCCGATTGGAAAGTTTGCCGATCACTACCGGGACGTCTATGACGCGGCGACGGACTACGCCCAGGGCGACGTCGTCACCGACGACGGATCGCTCTGGCTGTGCAAGGCCGCGACGACGACCGACCGCCCCGGCACCTCGAGCGCCTGGAAATTAATCTGCAAGCGCGGCAAGGACGGCAAGGACGCGAAGGGGCCCCGCTGATGCCGGCCGCCGCCAAACTCGTCACGCTCACGCAGGCGAAGGCGCAGATCAACAGCACCTTGCCGCCGGGCGACCCCGCCGACACGGAGCTCCAGGACCTGCTCGACGAGGCGGAGGCGATCATCCTCGACAAGGTCAAGGGCGCGAGCGGCCAGGCGGCGAGCTGGGTTGATCCGACGAGCGCGCCCGGGAATATCACCGCGGCGATCAAGCTGCAATTTACCCAGCTCTACGCCTTGCGCGGCGACGAGCGGGACGTCGACCCGGAAGACTTTGAAAAACGGCTCCATCTACTGCTGGCGCACTACATCACCCCGGCGGTCGCATGATCGGCGACTACAAGCACCTCGTGACGTTCCAGGATCCGACGCGGACGCCCGACGGCGTCGGCGGGTATACCGAGACCTGGGCCGACCTGTCGCCGGCGACGTGGAAGGTCGCGATCATTCCGGCCTCGGTCGCCGACCTCGAGCGGCTCGTCCCCGGCACGGTGTTGACCCAGGCGACCTCGCGGGTCCTTGGCCACTATCACCCGGGCGTCTCGACGACGACGCGGATGCTCTACAACGGGAAGACCTTCGCGATCACCGGGGCGATCTACGTCGACACCCTGCCGCCGACGATGGAACTGGCCGCGGTCGAAACGGTGATCCCATGAGTGTCACGCTGCAATGGATCGGCCTCGACGAGCTCCGGAAAGCGCTGCTGGCCCTGCCGGCGGCCCTGACGGCGGAGGCGGCCGACATCGTCACCGACGCGGCCGACGCGGCGGCGGTGGAAATCCGCGCGGCCTATCCCGAGGGCGACACGGGGAACCTCCGCCGCGGCGTCCGGGTGCGGAGTGAAACCGGTCGCGCGGGTCCCTTCACCGTCCGGCGGGTCGTCCGCTCGACCGCGGCCCACGCCAATATTTTTGAAGTCGGGACCAAGGTCCGCTCGAATAAACACGGCGCCAACCGCGGCTTTATGCCCGGCGCGAATATCTTCGTCCCCGTCGTCGCCCGGCGGCGTCGCGTGATGTTGACCGACCTGTTACGGGTCGTCGAGGAAGCGGGGCTTGATGTCCGTGGCGGCTAACGTCGCCGCCGTCGATGCGGCCCTGTTCGCGGTCCTGGCCGGGGACGCGACCCTGATGGCCCTGGTCCCGGATGGGATCTGGCGCGACGTCGCGCCCGCGGGATCGACGCGCGCCGTGACCATCCAGCTCCAGACCCATGAGGACATCGAAGGCTTTCGCGCACCCGTGTATGAAACCTTCCAATACCGGATCGTGGCGCACGTCCTCGAGAAGTCCGGCGCCGATGCCGACGCGGCGGCCTATCGGATTCACACGCTCCTGCAGGACACCGTCCTGGCGCCGATCACCGGCTATACGCACATGGCGACCCTGCGTGTCGAACCGATCCGGACCCAGGATCCCGACAGTGGCGATAACGATCTGCGCTGGCAGCTCGCGGGCGCCGACTACGAGATCACCGTAAGCCCCGACTAACGAGGAGAGGACATTTCTATGGCCCGCATACACGGTAAGAAAGGCGACGTGATGATCGACCCCACAGGGGGCGCGACCGTCGTGTCGCTCGCGTCGTGCAATTCGTTTGAGCTCAACACCTCGAAAGACCTCGTAGACGTGACGTGCTTCCAGGACCTAAACCGCCAGGTCGTCATGGGTCTCCCCAGTTATGACGGGACGATGAGCGGGTTCTGGGATAGCGCGACGACGCCCGAGCAACTCTTCGCGGTGATCTTCAGCGATACGCCCGCGATGATTCATCTCATCCCGAACACGCTCGAGTCGACGTTCCTGTTCAAAGGCCTCGGGTATCTCGACGGGACCCTCTCGGTCTCCGCGACGGGCGCGGTCTCGTGGTCGTCGAAGTTCGCCGCCTCGGGCAACTGGACGATGGAACCCGCGATCCCGTGACGTGTGGCAACACGCGAAACCGATCCCGGGCCGCCAGGGGCAGATCCGCTGGGCGTATTACGTCGCCGCCGGCGTCGAAGGCTGGATGTTGACGCCACTGAGCGCCGAGGCGCGGCCCGGGACGCGGCCGAAATGGTCGCTCTCGGCGCGGCTCGTCGGCGTGGATAAGTTCAAGATGGCGCAACGCCCGCTCTTGTTCGTGACGCAATTCGGCCGCGGCCGATCGCTCTGGCAGATCGAAGCATTTCGGATCGAAGGGGACCGGCTGATCGCGACCCTCGGGCCTCGAGAGGATTATTAGTGTCGAGATTCGTGCGACCTCAGACGCGGACGCTCACGCTCGCGAACGGGGATCAGCTCATCGTCAAGGAACGGCTGACCGCCGGCGAGCAGCGCGCCCACTTCGCGCGCCGTTATGTGCACGACGCCGCGGGCCGCCTGGTCCTGACGCCGTCGGGGCTCATTGGGGACGGGATCGTCGTCGCGTATCTGCTCGACTGGAACCTCCGCGACGAGGCGGGGCAAGCGGTCGTGATCCGCGACCTCTCGGCCGACGACCTGCAGCGCGTGATCGACAACCTCGACATCCAGAGTTTCGACGAGATCAAGACTGCGATTCAGGCGCACGAGGCCGCGATGGTCGCCGAGCGCGAGGCCGAAAAAAAAACGGATGGCGGGACACCGTCGTGAGTGACCTGACGATCGCGCGGCGCTTCGGCTGGCGCTATGAATGGGTCCGCGACCTCGAGGCCGACGTGCACCAGGTCCTCGTCGAGGAGCTCGTCCGGGAACACGAACGGGAGCGCGACTAAATGGCGGTGACCGGTGTTTTCGCGGCGGATTTCTCGGCCTTTGACAAAGCCGTGAAAACCTCCGAGGCCAACCTCGCGGGGCTCGAGTCGGCCGGCGGCAAGGTCGAAAAATCCCTCCGCCTGGTGACCCAATCCCAGGAGCAACTCCTCGACCAGATCGGCGCCTCGGGCGGGAAGATCCAGGAGCTCGGCACGACGGCGGAATCGACCGGCGGCCAAGTCAATACCTTGTCGCAGAGCTACAAGCAATTCGACGGGCTCCTCCAGGCCGCCGGCGTCAACATCGGCCCGCAAGTGAAAGGCCTCGAGGATCTCGCCAACGCCGCCGGCAAGTCGACAACGGAGCTCGGCCTCCTCGGCACGGCGGGCGCCGTGGCCGGCGCGGCGCTCGCGGGCTGGAAACTGGGCACCTGGATCGGCGAGATCACGGGCGCGACCGAGGCGATCGCGAACCTGACGGGCAGTCTCGATCGGCTGTCGGAGCAAACCGCCGGCGCCAAGCAGGACACGATCAACCTCGCGATCCGTCAGGGCGCGAAGGAAACCATTAGTTACGCCGACGCGATTAAATACCTGACCGATCAGGTGCAGGTCAACGCCGACAAGTCCATCAACTGGCGCGAGAAGCTCGCCGACGCCCACCGCGAGGTCCGCAACCTGACCGCCGCGCAGAAGGACGAAATCGCGATTGCGCTCGAGGCGGGCGCGACGACCGAGCAACTCACGAATAAGTACGGCATCAGCGCGCAGGGTTTAGAAATTCTGACGGGGCGGCAGAAGGACGCCGCGGCCGCAACAGCGCAACATGCCCGCGAGTCGGAGGCCCTCGCCCGCGCCAAGGAGGCGGAAGCGGCCGCGCTCGAGAAGGCCTACGCCGCGCTGATGTCGAACGTCAAGAATGAGAACCAGCTCGCGATCATGAACGCCGACCGCGCCAAGATGGACGAGGCGGCGACGGCGGCGAAATGGAAATCGACCGAGGCCTTTAAGGCGGGCGTCGCGGCCGTGGCCGAGGCGAATACGGCGACCGCGGCGTATCTGACCGAACAAGAGAAGATGACCGCGGCGAATGACGCCACATGGCAGAGTCTCGAGCAGACCACCGACGCCCACCTCGAGGCCGGCGCGGCCG